ATGTCGAACGGGCCCTGGACGGATGAAGAGAACGACCTGATCGTCGCGGATTACTTCGCGATGTTGGCCGATGACATCTCCGCGCGCCGCTACAGCAAGGCCGAGCATCGCCGCGCGCTGCTGCCTCTGCTGAACGACCGGTCAGAGGGGTCCGTCGAGTTTAAGCACCAGAACATCAGCGCGGTGCTGAAGGGGCTCGGTGAGGATTGGATCCCCGGCTACAAGCCAGCGTTCAACTTCCAGATGACCTTGGTGGATGCCGTGGCGCGGTGGCTGGCGCTGAACCCGGCCTGGCTCGGGCGCCAACCTGGTCTGCAACCCGCCGCTGGCCTGCGCGAGGCGGCGCAGGTCTGGATCGGGCCGCCGCCGACGTTGTCGAACCAGCCGCCGCCGCAGGAACTGGACCAAATGCTGCACATCGCCCGCAAGTTCGACGTGGCGGGCCGGGACGAGCGCAACCGGGCTCTCGGCCGCGCGGGCGAGGAACGTGTGCTGGTGCATGAACGGGCGGCCTTGCGGACGGCAGGACGGGACGATCTAGCGCGCAAGGTGCGCTGGGTGTCGGAGGAGGATGGCGACGGGGCGGGCTACGACATAGCGAGTTTCGCCCCGGACGGGCTCCCGCGGCTGATCGAGGTCAAGACGACGAACGGGTGGGAGCGCACGCCCTTCCACATCACGCGGAACGAGCTGGCCGTGGCCGAGGAGCGCCGGTCGGAATGGCGGCTGTTCCGGCTGTGGAATTTCTCGCGCGAGCCGAAGGCGTTCGAGCTGCACCCGCCACTGAACGCGCATGTCTCGCTGACCGCGACGACGTTTCAGGCGAGCTTTCACTGAAGCGTGGTCTGACGCCTGCCATTGCAGTCGGGCCGTGAAGCTGCGCCGGTAGAGTCAATGGCGAGTAGACAGTTCTTGTAAGTCGACGGTATCGTTTGAAAAATAAGCGCTTGGTTTGAAAGGCTCACTTTGGCAACTTGTTGGACCTGCGGCGAACCAATCGCGTTTCGGCATGTAGATGGGGTTCTCAAACCGATACACCTGAATGGGGGCTGGTGCTCGGCCGCGTCATCCAGCTCACTTTCCAGTGCGCCTTTCAGATCAGTTGTGTCCTACGTCAATCCTAACGCCTACTGTCCGGTATGTGGCGAGAAGGTGTTCTACTACCAGAGCCGCTACGGCGGTCGCGTATTCTTTGACGACTTAGGCTGGCCGTGGCCGAAGCATCCATGCACCGACAACAGCAATCGTCCATTGAAGTCGCCGCCTGTCGTCCGCGGGTCAATCGTCATAAAGGATCGCCAAGGGCAAAGCCTGGAAATTTATGATCTGGATGACCTCCAGGAGGAGCCGGAACGCTATGCCTTTACCTTTCGGAACCCGAGGACCCGCGCTCGACTGGACCTAACGTTCTCGAAAAAGGCGATGACGAAAGGGGGCGTGAGGATCGATGATTTCTGGGATGCGCCATCTTTCCTTCTTCGCAAGGATGAGGAAAAGAAGAACGCATACCGCGTCGAGTTCATTTCGTGTCGGCACGGCAAGGTGCTCCGCTTTCGGATGCAACGCGCACGGTGATAACGGCTTTTTTAAGCCATCACTGAGGCTCAGTCGAACACCCGCTCCGGCTGGTCGTGCCACGGCAGAGCCGCGACATCGGTCAGTTTCAAAAGGGTCACGGCGGGCACCTCGCGCTTGTAGACCAAGCGCTTGAGGACCCCCGGCGCGAGGTAGGCGAGCCGGAGCTGTCGGCTGACATGGCGTTCGGCCAGCCCCACGGCTTTCGCCAGATCGGTGACCGTGTTGAATTCGCCAGCTTCCATGCGTCGCCGCCAGCCCCACGCCCGACCAATGGCGCGCAGAATATGCGGATCCTGTGTCCGGTCTTCGCTCGGCAGATAGGTGGCGGGCGGCATGATCTTTGGCCGACCGTTCTGCTTGCGAACCTTGAGCGGCACGAAGATCTGGATGGACTCGTCGGGTTTCATCATTCCGCCGCCGCCTTCTTTCGTGGCGCCATCATGTCGCGCATGACGCCCGAGACGCCGTCGGTCCGGACATCGATGACCAGCCCCTCGGACGTCACCGTCACCCGGCGCACCAGCAATCGGACGATCCGGGTTTGCTCCGCAGGGAACAGCTGGCCCCAGACGTCCTCGAACGTCTGCAGCGCGGAGATCACGTCGGCCTCGGCGAAGGCGTGACCCTCGCGCGCCAAATGGGCGATGACCTGCGCCGTGATCGAGGGCGCGCGCATCACCCGCCGCAACTCGGTCACCACGGCCGCTTCCACGAGGTCGGCAGGAAGCCGTCTCGGAATGCCCTCATCGCTGGGTTCGCGATTCTTGATGACGTCCATCGAGACGTAGTACCGGTATCGCCGCGCGCCCTTCTTCGTGCTGCTCGGGGTCATGGCGGCGCCCGTGGCCGTAAAGATCAGCCCCTTGAGCAGCGCAGGCGCCTGCGCGCGGGTGTTGTTGGCGCGCTTTCGCGGGTTCTGCCGCAAGATGGCATGGACCTTATTCCACAGCTGCTCGTCGATGATGGCCTGATGCTCGCCGGGATAGGCCTTGCCCTTGTGGACGGCGTCGCCGCGATAGACGCGGTTCATCAGCACTCTGTAGAGATATCCCTTGTCGACCAACGTGCCCTGCTTGTTGCGGAGCCCTTTGCGGCGCAGTTCACGGGCCAGCACGGTCGCTGATCCGACCTCGACGAACCTCTCGAAGATGCCCCGCACGGTGGCAGCCTCGTCTTCATTCACCACGAGCTTGCGGTCCTTCACATCGTACCCGAGCGGGACATATCCGCCCATCCACATGCCCTTCATGCGGGAGGCGCGAACCTTGTCGCGGATGCGCTCGGCCGTGACCTCGCGCTCGAACTGGGCGAAGCTGAGCAGGATGTTCAGCGTCAGCCGCCCCATGGACGTGGTGGTGTTGAAGGACTGCGTGACCGACACGAAGGTCACACCGTTGCGGTCGAAGACCTCGACCAGCTTCGAGAAATCCATCAGCGACCGCGACAGGCGGTCGATCTTGTAGACGACCACCACATCGATCAGGCCGTCCTCGATGTCGGCCAGAAGCTGCTTGAGGCCGGGCCGCTCCAGCGTCCCGCCCGAGATGCCGCCGTCGTCATACTGGTCGCGGACCAGCACCCAGCCCTCGGAGCGCTGGCTGGCGATGTAGGCCTCGCAGGCCTCTCGCTGGGCGTGCAGGCTGTTGAATTCCTGCTCCAGCCCTTCCTCGGAGGATTTGCGCGTGTAGATAGCGCAGCGCTGGCGGCGAATTGGAGTTGCGCGTTGATCCATCAATCATTCCCCCGCTTTCGTTCGCGCAACCCGAAGAAGCGGTAGCCATTCCAGCGCGTCCCGGTGATCGCCCGCGCAATCGCAGACAAGGATTTGTAGGGTCGCCCCTGCCACTCGAACCCGTCCCGCAAGACCGTGATCGTGTGCTCGACCCCGTTCCATTCGCGGATCAGCCTCGTGCCGACCACGGGATTTCGAGGATCGGCGATCTGGCTCTTGCGCGTCAGGGTGCCGCCGACCTCGTCGGCCAGAAGGTCCAGCATGCGCCGGGTTTGATGATCGGGGCCGCCATACGTCAGCTCCTGAATGCGGTAGGCCAACCGGGTCTCGAGGAACGCTCGGCTGTTGTTCGGTGCCGCTGTGTCGAAGATCGTCTGCCACTCCGACTTCAACTGGGTGACGGACATGGATTTCAGTGCGGCCAGGCGGGCGGGGATGGGATCGGGCTTGTTCATGCGTTTCTCCGGTGAGTTGGAGTTGCATGACGGCATTGGTCGTCGGGATAGTGTAGGCAACGTTCTCCAGTATTGTCAGATACTTCACGCCTATCCTGCCCGAGCAGCCGAACCAGCCCGAGCGCCAGCAGGCCACACAGTTCGGCGCGGCGTTCGGCGGCGGTCATCTGGTCGGAAGGTAGCGGATTGGGGCGGTTCATGTCTCGGTGGCCGTGTTTGATGGTGTGCTACCGATCAAAAGCCACCCAGCCGTCCGAGGTGGGACATCTCAGCGGAACGGGATGCGGAAATGCGAACAGGGAGAGAACATCAGGGCTTGCCGATCACGGATTTGTCCATGATTATCGCAGGTTGAATCAATCGAGAGCAGTAGTTCATTGAGGTGAGTTCATGGCGCGCAAAGCATCCCCGATCGGTCCGCATGTTGTGGCGCTGATCGAGGATGCGCGCGTCGACCTCGCCCGAGCTGCCCTTGCCGTGCGCGAGGGCGACAATGAGCCGGAATTCAAGCTGCCCGAGGACGTTCCGGACCTCGCCGACGAAGAAGCGGTCGAGGCGTTTCGGCAAGCACTTGTCGAGACGCTGTCGGATTTCGACCGCGATGACCTGCGACCTGCGGAGCAGCGATCACGAAGGATCCGGGCCCTCGCCGAGAAAAAGGGCGTCACCTCGCTCACCACCATTGTCGAGCAACAACTCGATGAGACACGGTCGCAGGAGTTTCACCGGCAGCCAGATGAGCTCTGCAGAAGCATCTGGGCATACCTGCATGAACGCGAAACCTTCGAGGATGCGGAGAGCTTTCACTTCGCCCGACAGTTCCGCGACCACGGCAAGCTCTACGACGCCTTCGAGGTCGAACTGGAGAACCAGGTAGCCCTCGACGCGGCGGCCATCGACGAAAAGGCGTTGGCGTCCAAGATCAAGGGCATGCTCGAGCTGAAGCCCGAGATATCCTGCACGGTCAAGGCGCTCGATCTGCCTGCCACCGATACGCACCCTGCGTCCATCATGCTGATCGTCCGGCACGGTGGCCCGCTTTCGAGCGTCTACGATCACCGGCAAGACGGAAGGCGGGGAACCATCTACTACCGACCGCCGAACGAGGCGACGCTGATCTACACGCCCTCGATGCGGCAGATCGAGGTCTGCGCGGACAGCCCCGTGGTGCGCCAGACGGTCAGCGACTCCTTCGCCGAAGTTGCGCTAGGCCACGACATCTCCCAGAAACCTCTGACCTGGAAGCGCTATAATCTTTCGCGCTTCCGCTCTTCGCTTCTCCTGCAGCCCCCTGAGATCGAAGGGTACGCGTTCGAGTTCGCGCGCGTCATCGAAGCCGAGATCCGGCTGGGAACCTGGCGCCGCAAGCTTCAGCTCAAGGTGACGGTCGACGATGACATCCAGGAGGTTGCCGACCGATATCTCGGGGCGCGGAACATCTTTCGGCGCGCCGAAGCGTTCAGCCGGATCACGATCGCGGTGGCCTATAACCTGATCGGCGATGACAAGCAGCGGACGCTCAATATCACGATTGCGGGCACGAAGAGCTGCAACCTGCAGAGCAAGCCCGATCCGGAGGAACGCAGCCTCGGCTTCGCGCTGCTCAAGGAATGGGGAATCCTGAGCGCGTTCAGGCAAATCGCGCATGATGACCTTCGCGCAATATTTCCCCAGCTTGTTCAACTCCACGATCGCATCGAGGACGAGGTCAGCGGAAGTTATCTGCTGGAACTCGGGCTTGACCCGAAGCGTCTCATCGAAGGCGGCCTGCTCGAGCGCCGCGACCGTCAGGACGTGGTTCTCATCGAGGACGACGACGTCGACGGGGAAGGCGCCGTCAAGCCGTCGGCGACCGAAGGCATGATCCGCGCTGTCGGTCCTTTCGGCGAAGATGTCGGCAAGCGCCCCGCGTCGGATGTCGAGATGTTCGCGGTCAACGCTCAGTGGCTTCACGAGACGCTCATGCGCCTGATGAAGCCGCTGCTGAGCAAGCGGGCGGCGCAGATCCTGGACCCGGACCTGACCCTCGTCGGCGCGATCCAGATCGATGAGGCAGATGTGCCCGTCTATTTCGCCCGACGGCTCAATGATCCCAAAGCGGCGCAGAGACTGGATCTGATGTTGCGCGTGCGGGGCACCGCTGGAGTGGGCATCGTCTTCGCCGCGAGCGAGGAGATGCCGTCACATCTTGGGCCTAACGTCGTCATGCCGCTGCTGTCCCATCTCGCATCGGCGGACGAGGAAATGCTGTTCGCGCGCGACGGAATAGAACTCGCGTACCGCGACGGTCTTTCACTCGCACGCGGGGGCGTGTCCCCGCGGGTGGTTCGGACAGGTAAGCAGTCCGGCACGCTGTTCATTCCTGGCAGGGAGCCGCTTCACCTCGCTGGGAACGATCAACTTACGATCTTCGAGCGCCTGGTGGTCGCAGCCGCGAAAGGCAGTCCCGACGTTCAGGTAAAGGCGCTGATGGAAGGCTTCGAGTCCAGAAGCCCCCAGCAGGCGTTCCGGAAGGAGACCTGGGACAGCATCCGGGACGTCTATATCGGCAAGGGTGCGAAGAACGGATATTGGCGACTGCTACTCACTGCGCAGCCGACCGAAGCCGTGGCCGAGCCAGCCGAGGAAGCGACCGTCTAACAGCGGTCTAACATGCGGCGGGAGACGGTCTAACAAACCGCTGATTACTGGAAGGGCTCCACATAGAGGAGCACTTCCATGCCGACTCCCTTCCCCCCGCGCCAGGCAGCCCCGACGAGCTGGTCCGGCGCCGCGAAGACCAAGCCCACCACCCACAACTCGGAATGGCGCTGCACGCGCTGTGACAAGCTGCTCGGCGTCTGCCGGGACGGCCGCATGCACCTGCGCTTCGCGCGGGGGCACGAGTATCTCGTGGGCTTCCCGGTGCAGGCCACCTGTCGGGGCTGCGGCACGCTGAACAACGCGACCGCACCCGCGCGCTGACACGCGCTTTCACCCAACCCCCTGAAATCGCAGAGACGCGCGACGTCCTGACCTGGCCACGAGAAGGCGCCGGACGCCTGGCCGCAAGGCAGGCGTCCGATGTCTATCGCGTGGCACGAGATCCGTGATCACCTCATGCATTCTTCTTCCAACCTTCACTTCCAGCGCAGTTTCGACGCCGTCCGGCGTGCGCAGGCTGCCCTCACACCGTTCCGGGATCCGGCGGCCCTGCTGGACGGGCTGCACGGCACGACCGGGGATCAGGGCCAGAAGAACCTGATCCTCTCCGCGCTCGTCAGAGCGGCGCAGGGCGGCGGGCCCGCGTCCGACTGTGCGCTGACGTTGCTGCTGCTGGCGCTCTGGCCCGGCCTCGACGCCATCCGCCGCCGATCGATCTGGCGCAGGCTCGGCACTGCCGATGAGATCGCGTCCGACGTTCTGGCGCGCACCACCGAGGCAGTCCGCAGCCTCGATCTCAGGCGCGTCAACTGGATCGCGGCCACGGTGCTGCGCAACGTCGAGCGCGACATGATCCGCGTGCGCCGGCGCGACACGGCGCGCGAATATCTCGCCAGCTGCGCCGATCCCGACGAGGTGGCGGACAGCGGCAACAGCGGCATCGGCGCGACCGGGTACGCGCGACTGAACGGCGCCGTGCGGAAGCTGCTCGGCGACGACGCCCTGTTGGTGATCCGCGTGGCGATCGAGGGCTTCTCCCGGGCCGAGGTCGCCGTGGAACTGGGCCTGACCGAGGCTGCCGCCCGCAAGCGGTACCAGCGCGCCATGCGCCGGCTGCACGACGCCCTCGAGGAAATCCCCTGAACCAATGTCCCGATCCGGTGCCGCCGGTGGCTTTTCCCATTCGAGCGCCCCGAGCGCCTTCCCTCCAACCGAAAGCAGACACGCATGAACCGCACTGCCGATCTGTCGCTCGAGGATTTCAGGCGTCTTCCGGGGCTCTATCGCCGCTGGGAGCTGACCGAGGTCTGCGAGCCCAACCGCAACTATCAGATTGAGGACGCCGGCGCCCATGCCGACGGGACGCCGTTGCTGGCGATCTACGTCGCCGAGCCCGCGCCCGACGTCCGCGAGGCCGCGTGATGCGCCTCCTCGATCACATCATCCCACGGAGAACCGCCATGCCGGACCAGCCGGACGACATCACCCGTCTTCGCGCCGCGAGCTACGCCCTCGAAGACCTCCCCGAAACCATTTCCCTGCCGCAGCGCCCCGGTGACGAGCCGCGCGAGCCGCTGCCGGTCGTCGAGGCGACCGTGGACGAGATCGCCTTCGCCATCGTGGAAGCGGAGCGCGAGAGCACGGCCGCCTACCGCCGCGCCGATGCGCTGAAGCGGCTCTACAAGCTCGCCCGCGAGGCGGGGTGCATCGGCGCCGATCGCGCTGCCGCGGCGGTGACGAAGCGGGAGGGCCGGTGATGGCCCTCCCCATCATCGGGGCCGACGAACGGCTCGCGCAGCGCAAGGGCATCAAGGGCGTTATCTTCGGCCGGTCCGGCATCGGCAAGACCAGCCTGCTCTGGACGCTGAACGCCTCCACCACGCTCTTCCTCGATCTCGAGGCTGGCGACCTCGCGGTCGAGGGGCTGGAGATCGACACGCTCCGGCCCCGCACCTGGAAGGAATGCCGCGACTTCGCGGTGTTCATCGGCGGGCCGAACCCGGCGCTGCGCGACGAACAGCCCTTCAGCCAGGCGCATTTCGACGAGGTCTGCGGGCGGTATGGCGATCCGGCGGTGATCGGAAAATACGAGACCGTCTTCATCGACTCGATCACCGTGGCCGGTCGCCTCTGCTTCCAATGGTGCCGCGGCCAGCCCGAGGCGTTCTCCGAGAAGACCGGCAAGCCCGACATCCGCGGCGCCTATGGGCTGCATGGCCGCGAGATGATCGGGTGGCTGACCCACCTGCAGCACACGCGCGGCAAGCATGTCTGGTTCGTGGGCATCCTCGACGAGCGGCTCGACGACTTCAATCGCAAGATCTTCCAGCCGCAGATCGACGGCTCGAAGACCGGGCTCGAACTGCCCGGAATCGTCGATCAGGTCATCACCATGGCCGACATCCCGGACACCGGCGGCCAGCCTCAGCGCGCCTTCGTCTGTCAGACGCTGAACCCCTGGGCCTATCCGGCCAAGGACCGCTCCGGCCGCCTCGACAGGGTCGAGGCCCCGCATCTCGGCCAGCTGATGGAGAAGATCCAGCGCCCCGCGGCGCCTGCCTCCGAACGCCTGACCTGGCCGCCGGTGACCCCGGCCGATCCCGCGCCCGCGCAGGAGCCCGGCCATGGCTGAGCGCCTCTCGCCATGCCCGATGTCCCGATCCGGTCGCCGGGGTGGCTTTTCCCTTCTGACGCCGCTGCGCGTCCCATCCTCCAACTGAAAGGAGCCGCGCAATGACCGGACCCTGGAACGACTTCAACTCCGCCCAATCCAATACCAACGTCATCCCCAAGGGCACGCTCGCCAAGGTGCGCTTGACCCTGCGCCCGGGCGGCTTCGACGACCCCTCGCAGGGCTGGACCGGCGGCTGGGCGCGCCGCGCCGCCACCGGCGCCGTCTATCTCGACGCCGAATACACGGTGCTCGAGGGTCCCTACGCGCGGCGCAAGGTCTGGTCGCTGATCGGCCTCTACAGCCCGAAGGGCCCGGACTGGGCCAACATGGGGCGCGGCCTGATCCGCGGCATCCTCAACTCGGCGCGCGGCGTGTCCGACAAGGACAACTCGCCCGAGGCGCAGGCGCGCCGCCGCATCAACGGCTTCGGCGATCTCGACGGGGTCGAGTTCGTCGCCCGCATCGACATCGGCACCGACACCAACGGCGAGGACAAGAACGAGATCCGCGCTGCCGTCACGCCCGATCACCGCGACTACGCCGCGCTCATGGGCACGGTCGCGCCGCAGTTCACCGCCGCCCCGGCGCAGGGCCACGCCGCGCAGCAGCCCACCACGGCCACCCAGCCCAGCCAGCCCGCGTCCGCCCCCGGGCTCGCCGGTCGGCCGAGCTGGGCGCAGTAAGGGGGAGATTGGCCATGCGCCTGCGCCCCCGCCAGAAGACCTTCGTCGAGCGCAGCGTGGCTGCGCTCGCCTCCCGCGGCAACACGCTGGGCGTGGCGCCCACTGGTGCTGGCAAGACCATCATGCTCTCGGCGGTCACCGGCGAGATGATCGGCGACGGCGCGAAGGCCTGCGTGCTGGCCCATCGCGACGAGCTGACCGCACAGAACCGCGCCAAGTTCCAGCGCGTGGTGCCGGGCGTTGCCACATCGGTCATCGACGCCACGGAAAAATCCTGGAACGGCCAGGTCGCCTTCGCCATGGTGCCGACGCTGGCGCGGGCATCGAATCTGGCCGACATGCCGCGCATCGACCTGCTGGTTGTCGACGAGGCGCACCATGCCGTCGCCGACAGCTACCGCCGCATCATCGACCGCGTGCGCGAGGCCAATCCAGACGCCCGCATCTTCGGGGTCACGGCGACGCCGAACCGGGGCGACAAGAAGGGTCTGCGCGAGGTCTTCGACAATGTCGCCGATCAGGTGCGGCTGGGCGAGCTGATCGCCTCGGGCCACCTGGTGCCGCCGCGCACCTTCGTCATCGACGTGGGTGTGCAGGACGAGCTCCGCTCGGTCCGCAAGACGATGTCGGATTTCGACATGGCGGAGGTGGCGGGCATCATGGACCGCGCCCCCGTCACCGACGAGGTGATCCGCCACTGGAAGGAGAAGGCGGGCGACCGGCAGACCGTGGTGTTCTGCTCCACCGTCGCGCACGCCGAACACGTCACCGAGGCGTTCAGGGCAGCTGGCGTTTCCGCCGCGCTGATCCACGGCGATCTGGCGGCCGAGACCCGCAAGGCGATCCTTGCCGACTACGCGGCGGGCAGCATCCGCGTCGTCGTCAACGTGGCGGTGCTGACCGAGGGCTGGGACCATCCACCCACCTCCTGCGTCGTGCTGCTGCGCCCCAGCTCCTACAAGTCCACCATGATCCAGATGGTCGGGCGCGGCTTGCGCACCGTCGATCCCGAGAAACATCCCGGCATCGTCAAGACCGACTGCGTCGTGCTGGATTTCGGCACCTCGAGCCTGATCCACGGCACGCTGGAACAGGATGTTGATCTCGACGGCAAGACCGAAACCGGCGAGGCGCCGACCAAGACCTGTCCGGCCTGCGAGGCGGAGATCCCGCTGGCCGCCACCGAATGCCCGCTCTGCGGCGAGGCGTTCCCGCGGGAGGACGAAGAGACCGGTGAAGGCGGGGCCGCCGCGCCGCTCTCGGGCTTCATGATGACCGAGATCGACCTGCTGAAGCGGTCCAGCTTCGCGTGGGTCGATCTCTTCGGCGACGATGCGGCGCTGATGGCCAACGGGTTCAGTGCCTGGGGTGGCATCTTTTTCCTCGATGGTCGCTGGCACGCTGTTGGCGGCGGCAAGGGCCAGACGCCGCGTTTGCTGGGTGTGGGCGAGCGCACCGTCTGCCTCGCGCAGGCCGACGACTGGCTGAACACCCACGAGACCGACGAAAGCGCCTTCAAGACCCGCTCCTGGCTGCGCCAGCCGCCGACCGAAAAGCAGCTTCAGTACCTGCCGGCCGAGTGCCGCCATGACTTCGGCCTGACGCGCTACCGCGCCTCCGCGCTGATGACCTTCGGCTTCAACAAGCGGGCCATCCGCCAGCTGATCGACGCGGCCGCCCGGCCCGAACGGAGGGCGGCATGACCCATGGACACCATCACCCCCTTCACGGCCGAGGACCGGCGGCGACTCTGGCATCCGCGTGGGACGCTTTGTGCTGTCTGCCGGCAACCCACCCGTGGCTTTGGCTGGTTCGATCCGCACCGGTCGAAGCGGCCCCGGCCCTCGGTCTGGTTCTGCTCGATGCCCTGCCAGTCCTTCTGGACGCGCTTGGCGCGGGAGCGTTTCGCCATGGTTGACCTGACCGAGGAAGAGCGCGCCGCGATCACCGCCACCATGAAGCGCGTGGCGCTGCTGATGGACGAGATCGGCTGGGCCACCCCGCTTGCGGATCTGACCGAGGCGCAGGTGCGCGCGCTGATCGAGGAAGCCGTCGAGGGTTTCCGCGAGGCAATGTCCGACATCGCCCGGGCGCAGACGCCGGAGGTGCCGTTTTGACCCTCGATTACAATCATCGCCCCAGCTTCGCGGAGCAGGTCAACGCCGCCGTCGATCAGGCCCTGACCGCCGATCAGGCCATGCGGCCGCCCCGCGACTATCTGGGCGGCTCGCGCCTCGGCCACGCCTGCGAGCGGGCCTTGCAGTTCGAGTTCACGGCGACGCCAAAGGACGAGGGCCAGGACTTCAGCGGCCAGTCGCTGCGCATCTTCGCCATCGGCCATGCGCTCGAGGATCTGGCCGTCGCCTGGCTGCGCGGCGCGGGATTCGACCTCTACACCCGCAAGGGCAACCGGCCCGACGGCGGCCAGTTCGGGTTCTCCGTCGCGGGCGGGCGCATCCGCGGTCATGTTGACGGCATCATCGCCGCGGGGCCCGAACGCTTCGGTCTCGGCGTTCCCGCGCTCTGGGAATGCAAGACGATGAACGCGAAGAACTGGCGCGCTTGCGTCAAGGACGGCGTGACGAAGTCGAAGCCGGTCTATGCCGCGCAGATCGCGCTCTACCAAGCCTACATGGAAGGAACGGTCCCCGGCATCTCGGCCGCGCCCGCCATGTTTACCGCGATCAACAAGGACACCGCCGAGCTTCACCACGAGCAGGTCGCGTTCGATGCCGATCTCGCGCAGCGCATGTCCGACCGGGGCGTGCGGATCCTGCAGGCGACCGATGCGGGCGAGTTGCTGCCGCGCGTCGCCACCACGCCCGACTTCTTCGAATGCCGCTTCTGCCCGTGGTCCGAGCGCTGCTGGGGGTTGCCGACATGAGCGACGACGGCATCCTGCACTTCAGCCCGTGGATGGACTTCAACGACGGGCCGCCGTCCGAGAACCCGTTCGGCTGCGACCCCGACCCCGCGCAGATCGCCATCTTCCTAGACACCGTGTTCAGCTGGTGCGAGGGGCTGATCCCGCTCCGCGGCTTCGTGGACAAAGGTCAGGGTCGGGACGGCAAGCCGCACAACATCTGGATCACGGCCGACGTCATCGCGCCCGACAAACTCGCGACCTTCGCCGGATGGGCGAACCGCGAAGGCGCCGCCGTCTATGTCATCCCCGGCACCGTCGCCGAGCAGGGTCAGGCCCGCGCCGCCGACGTGCTGCAGATGCAGGCCATCGTCGTCGATCTCGACGCGGGCGATATCCCGGCCAAGCTGGACCATGTCACCCGCCACCTCGGCCCGCCCACGCTCATCATCGAAAGCGGCGGGCGCACGCCCGAAGGCGCGGCGAAGCTCCATGTCTGGTGGAAACTGACCGAGCCCGCCGAGAGCGAGGATCTCGCCACCCTCTGCCGCCTGCGTGGCGAGATCGCCGTGAAGGTCGGAGGAGACACCCATTTCCGCTCGGCGCACCAGCCAATCCGGGTGCCGGGCACCGTCTATCACAAGCATGGCCATCAACGCCTCGTGCAGATCCGCGAACATCGCGACGTCGAGGTGGACCTTGCGGATTTCGCGGAAAAGGTCGCCGAGATGCCGCCGCTGCCGGGCGTGGGCTTCGCCAGCGACGTTGCCGCGCCGACCGCGAAGCCCGGCATCGACGCTGTGCTCACCACACCGGTGCGCGAAGGCGCGGTCGACGACTGGTCCCGTTTCCAGGGGGCCAGCGCCGCCATCGGCCATTACGTGCGCCTGGTGCACGAGGGCCGCCTCGACCCCTTCGCGGGCTGGGAGGCGATCTGCGGTTACAACGCCGCCATGCTGCGCCCGTCCTGGCCGCTCGATCGGCTGATGGCCGAGTCCGAACGGCTCTGGGCGCTGCATGTGAAGCGCAACGGTCCGCCGCTCCTGCGCGCAGCCCATGCCGATGCCCCGACCAGCCTGCTGCCCACCTTCACCCTCGGCGCGCTGCTCGACGACACGAGCCCGATGCCAGACGACATCATCGGGCCGCGCGTGCTGACCCCGGGCGGACTCCTTGTGCTGGGCGGCGCGCCCAAGGTCGGCAAGAGCGACTTCCTGATCTCATGGCTCGTGCACATGGCGGCGGGCGTACCGTTCCTCGGCTTCGTGCCACCCCGGCCGCTGCGCGTTTTCTATCTGCAGGCGGAGATCCAGTATCACTATCTGCGCGAGCGCATGCAGCAGATCGCGCTGCCCGCCGCCGTGATCGCCGCCGCGCGCGACACCTTCATCGCCACGCCGAAGCTGAAGCTGCTGCTCGACGCGGAGGGCGTCGCCCGCGTGGCCGAGGCGATCCGGGCCGCATTCCCCGACACGCCGCCCGACATCATCGTCATCGACCCCATCCGCAACCTCTTCGATGGCGGCCCCGAGGGCGGCGGCGAGAACGACAACACCGCCATGATGTTCTTCCTGAAGGACCGAGTCGAGCTACTGCGCGAGGCGGTCAATCCGGACGCGGGCGTCATCCTCGCTCACCACACCCGCAAGGCCAGCAAGCACCAGGTCAAGGACGATCCCTTCCTCGCGCTCTCCGGCGCCAGCGCGCTGCGTGGCTTCTACACCTCCGGGCTGCTCATGCACCGGCCCGACGAGGACAGCACCGTCCGCAGGCTGGAAATCGAACTGCGGAACGGCCCCGCGCTGCCGGGCAAGCTGATCGACAAGGTGAAGGGCGAATGGGTCGAGCTGAACCCGATGAACGAGCGCCTGGTGCGCAAGGAGGTTGGCGCCAAGCTCGATGCCGAGCGGCTGCGCAAGCACGATGTCATCCTCGGAATGCTGCTGGATGAGGCGGTGGGCGAGCGCCTCTACACCGCCATGCAGTTCGCCGAGACCTTCGAGAACCGGGGCGGTCTGGGCAGCAAGCACACCATCCGCGAGCGGCTCAGCGTGCTGGCGACCAAGGGCTTCGTGAAGTTCCTGCGCGACCCCTCGGGGTTCGGCTTCCCCGTCACCCGGTCGCGGTTCGGCTACCTCTGCGTCGAGGGCATGCAGTTCGGCGCGCCCGTCGAGCATGTCGATCCGGACACCGGCGAGGTGACCACGGAGGTCCGTCCGGTCCTGCCGAGCCACTTCAAATGCCCCCAATCCGGGCTCTGCCTTCAGGTCGAGAACCCCGCCGTCTGGGTCTACCCGGAGGGGCTCGAGGACGACCTAACTCATATGAGTGAGGCCTGACTCATATGACAGCGCCAACTGTGCACTCAACGAAATCAACGGGTTACGGGCAAATAAGAGTTAGGTCCCTGACTCATGCCCGAAGACTTCATGAAGTCTTATTCCGCAATGATTTCAGCTACTTGTCCTCCCCGGAACAGTTAGGTGTCAAACCCCCATACTACGTATGGGAGGGCCACCCCACAGGGTTGGCCACTCCTCCCATACGTCCGGGTCAGCCGCGCGCGCCGCCGTAGCGCCCCCTTGTGCTTCCCGATCCGACGACGGCGGCCCCGTACCGCCAAGCACCAGACCGCCGTCGTCTTCCGCCACCACAGGCCACCGGCAAAGGAGACCCATCATGGCTCAGCCGACTCTGATCCCGAATTGCGACGGCGCAAGGTTTGAATCGCTGCCGCTCGACACGCCCCGCCACCGCTGCATCCTCGCGCTCGACCTCGGCACCTCGACCGGCTGGGCGATCCGCGGCCATGACGGCCGGATCACCAGCGGCACCGTCTCGCTGCGCCCGGGCCGCTTCGACGGCGGCGGCATGCGCTACCTGCGCTTCACCAACTGGCTGACCGAGATCGACCGGCTGTCGGGGCCCGTCGCCACGATCTGGTTCGAGGAAGTCCGCCGCCACGCAGGCACCGACGCGAGCCACATCTACGGCGGGCTCATGGCGACGCTGACCGCATGGGCGGAACTGCGCGGCGTGCCCTACGAGGGCGTCCCGGTCGGCACGATCAAACGCCACGCCACCGGCAAGGGAAACGCCGACAAGGCCGCCATGGTCGCCGCCATCCGCGCCCGCGGCTTCAGCCCCGCCGACGACAACGAGGCTGACGCCATCGCCCTGCTGCTCTGGGCAATCGAGACGAAGGGAGGTGTCGCATGAGATGGCATCCCCACGGCTACGGCGGTCGGCGCCGCGATCCCGAGCAGGTCAAGCGCGAGGGCTGGCGAGAACAGGGCGTGCTCGCGGTCTCCGCCGATGACGAACGCCTCACCTGGCCGGAGCGCGAACTGGTCCGCCAACTGGGCGAGAAGCTCTACGGCCCGCGCCCGTCCGACAGGGAGGCGCGCCATGGCTGATCGCGAATGGACCGCCGACTGCGTCGCCGATCATTTCGAGGAGGCGTTCCGCACCCTGCGCAAGCTGCCGCCGGTGAAGGCGCAGGGCTACTTCAACACCTGGCCCGACATCGTGCGGACCAGTCGCGAGATCGCGGCGATGGAACCTCAGCCGATGCGCGTCTGGCCCTCGGCTGCCGCGATCACCCGGCTCGAGCAGACCTTCGACTGGGTGCTCTGGATCGAGGAGGCAGAGCGCAAGCTGGTCTGGTCGCGCGCGGCCCGTGTGCCGTGGAAGCAGATCAGCGGTGAGCTGGGCTGCGACCGCACGACCGCCTGGCGTCGCTGGCAGCTGGCGCTGACCAAGATCGCTGCGCGCCTGAATGCGCAGTGACTCCAATGTGTTGCAACACTTTTTCCTTCGACATCTGCAACAAGTTCGTGCTATTCTGAAGGCAAGATGGGGAGAGTGCGCTGGAAAGCTCGCTCTCCCCTTTGCGTTGACGGGGGCCACCTGGACCCCGGTATCCAGCAAGGGTCCGGCCGGGGTCCAGCCCACGGCAGTTTCCGGTTCCTTCCTGGGCGTTTTCGTATGCTGGCGGGCGAAGCGCGGGACATCGCCAGCGACAGGGCCGGATTTTTGGGAAGCCACCCGGAAGCCTGAGCCACGCGCGCCCCGCGCAAACACCAATGAACGCTGGCCTTCCGACCGGACACCGCTGTGGCCGCTGGACCCCGTGTGGAGTCCGGCCCGGCATCCGGAGTCCGGAAGCCATCGGCATCCATCCGACCGAGGAACCTTGCCCACCATGACGCTGAGCTTCGCCCCGGACACGATCGAGACCTGGCCGCTGTCGCGCCTCCAGCCCTACGCGAGGAATGCGAAGGCGCATGGCGCGGATCAGGTTGCGAAGATCGCCGCCAGCATGGCCGAGTTCGGCTGGACCGTGCCCTGCCTCGTGGCCGAGGACGGCGAGCTGATCGCGGGCCACGGGCGCGTGCTGGCCGCGACGCAGCTTGGGCTGACAGAAGCGCCGGTGATCGTGCTCGGGCATCTGACCGAGGCGCAGCGCCGTGCATACCGCATCGCGGACAACAAGCTGACCGAACTCGGCACCTGGGACGAGGCGCTGCTGTCGGCGGAACTGAACGATCTGCTGGCCGAGGATTTCGACCTGTCGCTGGTCGGCTTCTCCGACGGCGAGTTGGACAAGCTGCTGGCCTACGTCGCGGAAGACGACGGTGAAGAAGGTGGCGCCGGGGGCTCCGTGCCGCCGGTGACCATCCCCGAGCCGCCGCGTAACCCGGCCTCGCGGACGGGCGATCTGTGGATCCTTGGCGACCATCGGCTTCTGTGCGGCGACAGCACCAGCGCTGCTGACGTGCGCCGCCTGATGAATGGCGAGCGGGCGATCCTGTTCGCCACCGACCCGCCGTATCTCGTCGATTACGACGGTTCGAACCATCCGACGCGGAACAAGGATTGGTCCGCGTCCTATGGCACGACCTGGGACGACAGTTCGCAGGGTGCCGAACTCTACGACGGCTTCATCGCGGCCGCCGTGGCGGAAGCCATCGCCGATAATGCCGCCTGGTACTGCTGGCACGCCTCCCGCCGCCAGGCGATGCTGGAAGCCTGCTGGGAAAAGGCGGGCGCCTTTGTCCACCAGCAGATCATCTGGGTGAAGGACCGCGGGGTGCTCACCCGCTCGCACTACCTCTGGAAGCACGAGCCGTGCTTCATGGGCTGGCGCCGTCCGAACCGCCCGCCGAAGGTTGCCGAGCAGACGTTGCCTTCGACCTGGGAGATGCCGTCCTTCGCCAAGGACGAGCGGCCCGACCACCCGACGCCGAAACCGCTCGACGCCTTCGGCATCCCAATGCGCCAGCATGTTGCGCGCGGTGGGCTTTGCTACGAGCCATTCTCTGGCTCCGGCTCGCAGATCATGGCGGGCGAGGCCAACGGCCGGCGCGTCTTCGCGATGGAGATCAGCCCGGCCTACGTCGATGTCGCCGTGGAACGCTGGCAGGCCGAGACCGGCCGCGACGCGATCCTCGACGGCGACGGTCGGACCTTCGCGCAGGTGAGGACGGAGCGGCTGGGCGACGATGCCGAGGCCCGGGCCGATACGCCGGACCCGGACGCCGCCCCAGAACCCGCGCGAAAGCGCAAGACCGCCGCGTGACATGCATGACCTGGCTTTACCTTCCTCCGGAGACACTTCCGGGGCCGGAGACGCATGCCTCTTCGGCCTCTCGCTCTGTTCCGGCGCAGGTGGTCTCGACCTCGGGCTCACCATCGCCATCCCCGGATATCGTGCTGTGGGCCATGTCGAACGGGAAACCTACGCCGCAGCCACTCTCGTGGCGCGGATGGAAGACGCGTCCCTGGATCCGGCTGTTGTCTGGGACGACGTTGGAACCTTCGACGGCCGCCCGTGGCGCGGCGCGGTGGACATCGTCACTGCGGGATATCCGTGCCAGCCATTTTCCGTCGCGGGTAAACGCCGGGGCGCGGATGATCCGCGCCACCTCTGGCCGCATGTCGCCCGGATCATCGGCGAGGTCGAGCCGCCATTCGTCTTCCTCGAGAATGTCGCCCATCATCTCCGCCTCGGCTTCCCCGAGGTCGCCAGCGGACTGGTCGGCATGGGCTACCGCCTTGCGGCTGGCCTCTTCACGGCGGCGGAAGTTGGCGCGCCCCACAAGCGCGAGCGGCTGTTCATCCTCGCCATCCGCGACGGGGACGACCTGGCCGACCCCGCGCGCCTGCTCCGGCACCCGCTCGAGTGGCGGGAACCGGACGGAGCTGCTGCGGCTGTGGCCGACGCCGAGGGCCAGCGCCAACGAGAACCGGCAGACGAAGCCGACGCCGTCGCAGGAAGCAGGCCAGCACGGCATGAACCTGGCGACGACGGCCGCGATGTGGCCCACGCCGCAGATCGACAGCTTCCGCAGCCGGGGTGGCGAGCGGCGCGACGAGAAGGGTCTGGACCGGATGGCGCGGGACTGGCCGACGCCGATGGCGAACGACGGCTGCAAGCCGAGTGCGGGCAACCGCAAGACGGCCGATCTGACCCACGCGGCGGTGATGTGGATGACGCCGACGGCGCGGGATCACAAGGATGGCGCGACGACATTGGCGAACACGCCGGTGAACGGCCTGCTTGGCCGCCAGGTCCTGGTGACGCCGATGGCTGGGAGCGATACCTCCGATGTGCGCCGGACCTTGAACCCGCTGTTCGTCGAGGCGCTGATGGGCTGGCCCACCGGGTGGACCGGCTTCGCCTCTGTGGCAACGGAGTGGTTCCGCTGGTTGCGGCGCATGCGCTGCGAGCTCTCGCGGCTGAACTGCTGGCCGATGGATGAGGTGGCGGGATGAAGCAGTCGCGCCTCATGTCGCTGGTTGAAGCCGTGGCCAATGTGGTCGTGGGCTACGGCGTTGCGGTTGTCACGCAGATCCTGATCTTCCCGGTCTTCGGGCTGCACACGACGCTGGCGCAGAACCTGAAGATGGGTGCGGTGTTCACCGTGGTGAGCATAGCGCGGTCCTTCGCGCTGCGGCGGCTGTTCGAGGCGATCCGGATGCGGGGCGACTAGATGGAGTAGCTGCCGAAGGGCTTTCCGAACTTTTCGACGCCCGACTTGCCCAGCAACGTCAGCTTGTTGTGCAGCTTGTGGCCGGGAGATGCGTTTCGGGCCTCACGAGCCCAGACCTTGGCGTCAATTTCCCAGACATCGAAGTTCATTCCGTCCGGGGTGAAAGCACAGAGAACGACGTCGATCCGCTCGAGAAGAGTGTTGAGACATCCCCATTGGGTGTTGCGTCCCTTCGCGGTGCGCAGCGTAGCTCGCCGACCGTCAGGTAGTTTGAGCTCTGTTGCCACTGGGCTGACGAGCTCGCCGATCTTGCTTGCTAGTGCCCGGCCAGCTGAGATGCCAAACTCATAGCCCTCGCGGCCGGTGAACTCGTCCTGTCCGCCACCCGGCTTGGAGGGTTTCGTCGATACGACCTTGGGAGCCTTCGGCAGAAAATCGTCCAAGGCACGAGCGGCAACGGATGCAGCTGATAGACTGGGGTTCTGAGTTAGGAATTCGCCGAGACGGGATGCCAGATTGGGATCCAGTCGAACCGTGATTGAGTCGACCATACGTGCCGCCTTTCAAGAGGGTTGATGCACGCATCTTGCCGACTAGCGATAGGATTCGTCAAGAGGCATGATTCATACCTCTTGACGCGGTGTGCTTCCGTGAAGCTGCGCCCAATCAGGCGATGCGGTAGACCCGCCCCCGATCCTCGACCTTTTCCGAGGTCACTTCGAGCCCGAGCTTCTTCTTCAGCGCCCCGGCCATCGCGCCGCGCACCGTGTGTGACTGCCAACCGGTCGCGGCCATGATCTCCTCGATGGTCGCGCCGTCCGGCGCGCGCAGCATGGCGATTAGCGTTGCCTGCTTGGTGCCCTCGCGCGGCGTGCGCGTTTTGGGCGCGGCTTCGGGTCCGGCGGGAGCGTCCGGCGCGGGCTCCTCGCTCGGCGCGTCCGTGGCGCCCGCAGGCGCGGGGGTCGCGTTGTCGGGCTCGATCCCGATGGCGGCGAGGCCTGCGTCGGTGGCGACCAGCGTGACGCCGTGGCCGTTGCCGGTCTCGCGCCAGACGGGCTCGCCCTTGCGCAGGTCGGCGTCGACCTCCTGTAGGAAGCCCTTGGCGAGCATCGCGCCGACCACCTTGGCGGTGGCGCCACCGCGCAGGTTCTCGGGCAGCGGCAGGGCGATATGCTCGGGCCGCTGTGCGGCGGCGCTCAGGATCAGGGCTTGGGTGTCGGAAAGCTTGGTCATTGTCGTCTCCCGTATCGGGGCGCGCGGAATGCGGGCCCTTCTACGAGGTCGAGCCCGCCGGTCGGCGGGCGGGACCGGGAGCGGGTCGTCTCACTCGGCGTGTTCGCCTTCCCCGAAGGCCATGTCGGTGATCTCGCGCAGCTTGGCGCGATAGCGGTTCAGGGTGCCGACATGGCCCCAGTTGATCTCGTCGGGGTGGGTCTCGAAATGGTCCGAGCTGAGGGCGGCGAGCCGCTCCAGCATCGCATCGATCTCGGACTTGGCGGCGATGAAGGCGTCGAGGGCTTGCGTGTTGTCGGTCGCGCGGCGGGTCATAGTGGTGGCTCCGTGGTGAGTTGCATCGTCCTTGTGGGATGGACGTTCGCTTCCGTAATGGGCGTAGTGAAGTCAACAATCTGGTTTCCAAGCAAATTCATGTACTTGACTTCTGACGGGGCATGATCGGGCACACCGCGATGCACCGCCTCGACCCGTCATCGCGGCGTCCTTCCCTGGTTCTTGCCGTTCCCCGCATCCGCGTTCAGGGCCGCTTCGCCGGTATCATGCTTCCGTCCGTGGTCGGCGCGGGGCCGCCACATCATGCCTGGTCAGTGGGATCTCGCGTGCCGATCTCTGGTATCGTGCTCGACCTTGCGGGCGGCACCAGCGAACGTGCGGCATCGTCGAGACCGCGTCCCGGCGAAGGGACATCGGAGGACCGGGAACATCCCGATCCAAGTCGGGGTCAGATCAGCGTGTGGACGGTCGAACCGGCGGGCCGGATCGGCCGAAGGGCGTCATGCTGCGGCGAGCCGTGCTGGATGCGTCATCTGGAACTTCGTGCCGTCGCTCCACATCCGGTGCAGCACGACGGCGAGGCGGCGGGCGACAGCCACCACGGCGCGCTTCATGCCGCGTCGTTTGGCGACCTGCATGCCCCAGGCCTTGAGCCAGCTTTTCGCCTGCGACTGATAGAGCATCACCGTGGCCGCCTGAAACAGGGCGGTGCGGACGTTTCGGTCGCCCGCGGCGCTGATCGCGCCCACCACGTCGCGCTCGCCGGACTGATTGCGCCGGGGCGTCAGGCCGAAATGGGGGCCTACATTCTTCGAGGACCGGAACCGGGCCGGGTCGTCGATCCCGGCCTTGACCTGCAGCGCAACCACAGCGCCGACACCGGGGACGGTCATCATCAGCCGCACCACCCGGTCGGCCCGCGCGATGCGGCGCAGTCGGTTCTCGAGCCGGGCGAGTTCAGTTCGGAGCGCAGCGTGGCCGCGCAGCATCGAGGTGACCATGGCAGTCAGCATCTCGTTGCCGTCTGCCAGTTCGCGAGCGCGCTCGGGCAACCGCTGCCGTCTGACCTGGCCGAGCTTGAGGCCGAATCCGCGCAACATGCCGCGCATCGACAGCTCGATGCTGATCATCGACTTCTGCAGCGTCCGGCGCGCCCCGAGCAGCGCTCGAAGCTCCTGCGCCGAGACCGACTTGCAATGCACCGGACGGAACCAGCCCATGCGGATCAGCTGCGCGATGCCGAGCGCGTCGCGACGATCGGTCTTGATCGGCATGGCCTTGAGCGCGCCCTTCACCTGACGGGTCTCCATCAGAACCGCCTCGAACCCGGCCTCACGCAGATGCCGGACAAGCCATTGTGACAGAGGTCCCGCCTCCAGCCCGACGCAGGCAATGTCGAGGTCCAGATCGCGCAGGAATGCGCTCAGCTCCTCGGGTTCGCAGGCAACCTTCGCCTCGCGCAGCACCACGCCGGATTGGTTCACGATGCAGACGGCGCAGCTTTCGAGCGACACGTCGATACCGACAAAATGATCCATGGTCTCGTCCTCCCGTTCGGATCGTTGCGCCGACCGGAACGGTCGGCCGTGACAGGACGATAGCCACCTCATGACGGACCACACAGCGCAACGCCGGGTCCGGGAGCGACTCGCCCATTACGGCATCTCCGGTGGCGCCGCTTATCAACTCGATAAGCACATGATTTGGAATGATAATCGGGGCCGTCGATGCAGGGCATGAGCGAGCGCCAGTACGCCGCCCATGTCGGACTGTCGCGGGGCGCGATCCAAAAAGCGAAGACGGCCGAGCGGCTGGTTCTCTATCCCGACGGCAGCATCAACGCGGCGGCCAGCGACGCCCGGCGTGCCGAAACGACGGACGCCTCTAAGACGAGGAAGCCGCCTGCGCCGAAGCTGAAGCCCGTCCCCGAGGCGGCGGTGGCCGCGGTTGGCGACACGCTGCGCGAACAGGGGCTGGCGGTTCCCGCAGTCGGCGGCGGCACGACCTTTCTGCAGGCTAAGACGGCGAACGAGGTGCTGAAGGCGCAGGAGCGGCGCATCCGGCTCCAGAAGCTGAAGGGGGAGTTGATCGAGCGGGCCCGCGCGCTGGCGCTGGTGTTCCGCCTGGCGCGGGAGGAACGGGACGCGTGGGTGAACTGGCCTGCGCGCGCGGCGGCGCTGATGGCGGCCGAGCTCTCGGCCTCATCCAGCGACGCGACGGGCCAGCAGATCACCGTGGAGCCAGCCGCGATGCAGAAGGTCCTGGAGAAACATGTACGCGCCCACCTCGACGAACTCGCCGAGGTCCGGCCCGACTTCCGGTGAAGATGACGCGCTGACGGATTTCGACGGTGCGGGCGAAATCCTGCGCGCCTGGGGCAACGGGCTGCGGCCCGACCCGGACCTGACCGTCTCGGAATGGGCGGACAGGCACCGGATGCTCTCGGGGCGCGCCTCGGCCGAGCCAGGGCGGTATCGCACGGTGCGCACGCCCTACATGCGCGAGATCATGGACCGGCTGAGCCCCGGCGATCCCACGCAGCGGGTCGTGTTCATGAAGGCGGCGCAGGTCGGCGCGACCGAGGCGGGCAACAACTGGATCGGCTTCGCCATCCATCAGGCGCCGGGCCCGATGCTGGCGGTCCAGCCGACCGTGGAACTGGCCAAGCGCAACTCGCGGCAGCGGATCGACCCGCTGATCGACGAGAGCCCCGAGTTGCGGGAGCGGGTGAAGCCCGCGCGCTCGCGCGACGCCGGCAACACGATGCTGTCGAAGGAATTCGCGGGCGGCATCCTGATCATGACCGGGGCGAACTCGGCGGTCGGGCTGCGCTCGACCCCGGCGCGTTACATCTTCCTCGACGAAGTCGACGCCTATCCGGCCTCGGCCGACGAGGAAGGCGACCCGGTCACGCTGGCGGAAGCGCGGTCGCTGACCTTCGCCCACCGGCGCAAGGTGTTCCTGGTCTCGACGCCCACGATCCGCGGGCTGTCGCGCATCGAGCGCGAGTACGAGGCCAGCGACCAGCGGCGGTTCTTCGTGCCGTGCCCGCATTGCGGCCACGCACAATGGCTGAAGTTCGACCGGCTGCGCTGGCAGAAGGGCCGCCCGGAGACGGCGGAATATCACTGCGAGGGCTGCGACGCGGCAATCGCGGAACACCACAAGACGGCGATGCTGGAGGGGGGCGAATGGCGGGTGACCGCCGTTGCCACCGATCCGACCACGGTTGGGTATCACCTCTCGGCGCTCTATTCGCCGATCGGCTGGCTGAGCTGGGAGCGGATCGTGCGGGCTTGGGACGCGGCCCAAGGGTCGGACGAGGCGATCAAGGCGTTCCGCAACACGATCCTCGGCGAGACATGGGTCGAGACCGGGGAAGCGCCGGACTGGCAGCGGCTCTACGACCGGCGCGAGCGCTGGACGTCCGGCACGGTGCCCGCTGGCGGGCTGTTCCTGACCGCCGGGGCCGACGTGCAGAAGGACCGGATCGAGGTCGATGTCTGGGCTTGGGGCCGTGGACTTGAGTCCTGGCTCGTCGATCACGTCGTCATCGAGGGCGGGCCGGATCGGCACGACGCATGGCCCGAGCTGACGGCGCTGCTGGATCGAAGCTGGCCGCACGAACGCGGCGCGCATCTCAGGATCGCGCGGCTCGCCATCGACACCGGCTACGAGGCTCCGGCGGTCTATTCCTGGTCGCGGGCGCAGGGGTTTGGGCAGGTCTCGCCGGTCAAGGGCGTCGAGGGGTTCAATCGTTCCAGCCCGGTGTCGGGGCCGACCTTCGTCGACGCCACCGAGGGCGGGAAACGTCTGCGGCGCGGGGCGCGGCTCTGGACCGTGGCGGTCTCGACCTTCAAGGCCGAGACCTACCGCTTCCTCCGGCTGGCGCGGCCGACCGACGAGGAGATGGCCGACGGGGCGGCGTTCCCGCCCGGCTCGGTGCACCTGCCGCACTGGGTCGAGAACGAATGGCTGAAGCAGTTTGTGGCCGAACAGCTGGTGACGGTGCGCACGAAGCGCGGCTTCGCCCGGCTGGAATGGCAGAAGCTGCGCGAGCGCAACGAGGCGCTGGATTGCCGGGTCTACGCCCGCGCCGCCGCCTGGATCGCGGGCGCGGACCGCTGGCCCGACGAGAAATGGCGCGACCTCGAGGATCAGCTCGGGGCCGCCCCCACCGACACTGATCCCGCGGGGCAGATCAACCGGCCGGGACAGGCCCCACAGGGCAAGCGCCGCTCCGACTGGCTCGGGCGGCGCGGAGGATGGTTCTGAACATGACCGATTGGACGGAAACCGAGCTCTCGGCGCTGCGCCGGGCCTATGCCAGCGGCACGACCCGGGTGAGCTATGACGGCAAGTCCGTCGACTACGGCTCGGCCGAGGATCTGCTCGCCCGCATCCGCACCATCGAGCGCGCCATCGCGGGCACGACACGGCCGCTGCCGGTGGCCGGGCTCGCGGGCTTCTCGCGCGGGGATCGCTGATGTCGGCGACCTGGTTCGACCATGCCATCGCCACGGTGGCCCCGCGCATGGCCGCGCGCCGCGTTATGGCCCGGCAGGCCTTCGAGACCCTGACGCGGGGCTATGACGGCGCGGCACGCGGGCGGCGGACCGAGGGCTGGCGCGCGCCGGGATCCTCGGCCGACACCGAGATCGGCGTGGCGGGGGCGCTCTTGCGCGACCGGATGCGCGATCTGGTGCGCAACAACCCGCATGCGGCCAAGGCCGTGGCGGTGCTGGTGAACAACATCATCGGCTCGGGGCTAATGCCGCGCGCCGCGAGCGGCGACGACACGCTGGACCGCAAGGTCGACGCGCTCTTCGAGCGCTGGACGGCGGAGTGCGACACCGATGGCCAGCTCGACTTCTACGGTCTGCAGACGCTGATCTGCCGCGAGATGGTCGAGGCGGGCGAAGTCCTGGTCCGTCGCAGGCTGCGGCGGGCAAGTGACGGCCTCGCCGTGCCGCTGCAGCTGCAGGTGCTGGAAGCCGACTTCCTCGACGCGACCAAGTCCGGCGCCCTCGGCGCGGGGCGGCTGGTGCAGGGGATCGAGTTTGACCCGGTCGGCAAGCGCCGGGCCTACTGGCTGCATGCCGAACATCCGGGCGACGCCTACGGGGCCCTGCAGAACGGTCTGCAAAGCCGCCCGGTCCCGGCCACCGAGATCGCGCACATCTACGAGAAGCAGCGCACGCAGGCGCGCGGCGTCCCCTGGGGCGCGCCGGTCATCAGGTCGTTGCGCGATCTCGACGATTACGAGGTGGCGGAACTGGTCCGCAAGAAGACCGAGGCCTGCGTCACCGCCATCGTCTTCGGCGACGACGAGGCGCAACAGGGCATCGCGCCCTCGGTGGTCGATGCCGACGGCAACAGGGTCGAGCAGTTCGAGCCGGGGCTGATCGCCTATGCGAGGGGCGGCAAGGACATCCGCTTCAACCAGCCGTCGGCCACCGGCGGCTACGGCGAATACAAGCGGGCCAGCCTGCACACGATCTCGGCCGGGTTCCGGGTGCCCTACGAGCTGCTGACCGGCGACCTCAGCCAGGTGAACTACTCCTCGATCCGGGCGGGGCTCGTAGAGTTCCGCCGACAGATCGACGCCGTCCAATGGCAGCTGTTCATTCCGATGTTCTGCGCGCCGGTGTGGCGCTGGTTCACCGAGGCCGCATGGGCAGCGGGGCAGATCCCGTCGCCGACTGTGCCGGTCGAATGGTCGCCGCCGAAGTTCGAGGCGGTCGATCCGCAGAAGGACGCGATGGCGAACCTGCTGTCGATCCGCTCGGGCACCATGACGCTGGCCGAGGTGATCGCGCGGCAGGGCCGCAACCCGGACGCGGTGCTGGCCGAGATCGCGGCGACCAACGCCAAACTCGACGCGCTGGGGCTCGTGCTCGACAGCGATCCGCGCCGCGTCACGAAAACCGGCAGCGCGCAAAGCAACGATCCGGTGACCGATCCGGCCGCCGACGATCCCTCTGCAGAAGCGGATGAAACCGATCCGGCGCAGGCCGACCAACAGGACTGACCTTCATGGACACGATGATCGAACTTCCGGCCATGCGCCGGTCGGCGGAGCTTGCGCCGAGCACGGCCGATGCCGACAGCCGCACCGTCGAGGTGGTCTGGTCGGCCGGGGCCCGCGTCCGCCGCGCCACCTTCTTCGGCGAGCCCTATGACGAGGAGCTCAGTCTCGATCCGGCCCATGTCCGGCTCGACCGGCTGAACGCGGGCGCGCCATTCCTGAAGGTGCACGAACTCGACACGCTCGACGCGGTGATCGGGTCGGTCGTGCCGGGTTCGGCGCGGATCGAGAACGGGCGCGGCATCGCGCTGGTGCGGATCAGCGAGCGCGCCGATGTCGAGCCGATCTGGCGCGACATCCAGGCCGGGCACATCCGCGCGGTCTCCATCGGCTACCAGGTCCACCGCTTCGAGGTCTCGAAACCCGAGGCCGCCCGCGAGCTTTGGCGGGCGGTGGACTGGACGCCGTTCGAGGTCTCCGCCGTCGCGGTCGGCGCCGACCCCGCCGCGGGCTTCCGCGCCCAGCATCCCCTTCACGACTGCGTCCTCCACCGCCGGGACGCCGCCACACCGCAAGGAGCACCCCCGATGACGGACAAGACCCAGACCCCGGCGAGCGACGCCGCAACCCCCACCACCCAGCCGACCGCGCCGAATGATACCGAGGACACCCCCATGACCGAGCCGAAATCGGCTGCGCCCGACCCGAAGGTCGCCTCCAGCGAGACGCGCAGCCAGCCGAAGACGCAGGCAGCTCCCGCGCCCGACACCGAAGCCGTCGCCACCCGCGCCCGCGAGGCCGAGCGCGACCGCGTCTCCACCATCTACGATCTCGCGGGCCGCCTGAACCTCGAGCGCGGCTTTGCCGAGGACCTGGTGAAGCGCGGCATCAGCGTCGACGAGTCCCGCCGCCTGATCCTCGATCAGGTCGCCGCGAAGTCGGACGAGACCCGGACCTTCCCGCATGTCTCCGTCCCCCTCGGCGGCCGGGACGAGCACATCACCCGCCGCGACGCGGTGGCGAATGCGCTCCTGCACCGCTACAGCCCGACGCTGTTCCAGCTGGAGGACGCCGCCCGGCAGTATCGCGGCATGACGCTGCTGGAACTGGCCCGCGAAAGCCTCGGCAATGCCGGGGTCAACACGCGCGGCCTGTCGCGCGACGAGGTGGCGACGCGCGCCCTGCACTCGACCTCCGACTTCCCCGAGATCCTGTCGGCCGTCACCAACAAGACCCTGCGGCAAGCCTACGAGGCCTATCCCCGCACCTTCATGCTGTTCTGCCGCCAGGTGCTTGCCACCGACTTCAAGGCCATGCACCGGGTGCAGCTCGGCGAAGCCCCGCAGCTGCTCGAGGTCGGCGAGAGCGGCGAGTTCAAGCGCGGCACGCTCGGCGAGAGCAAGGAGAGCTACAAGGTCAAGACCTATGGCCGGGTGGTCGCGATCACGCGCCAGACGCTGATCAACGACGATCTCGACGCCTTCACCCGGATCCCGGCGATGTACGGCAATTCCATCGCCCAACTGGAGTCGGACGTGGTCTGGGGGATCATCACCGCCAACCCGGCTATGGCCGACGGCAACGCCCTGTTCCACACCACGCACAAGAACCTCGCGGGCACCGGCACGGCGCTGGCGGTCGATGCGGTGGGCGCGGCGCGGGCGGCGATGGCCAAGCAGACGGGTCTCGACAAGAAGACGGTGCTGAACGTCCGCCCCGCCTTCCTGATCGTGCCTGCCTCGCTGGAACTGAAGGCCGAGCAGCTGGTCGCGCAGAACCTCGTGCCCGCCGCAACGTCCAGTGTGGTGCCGCAGTCCATCCGGACGCTGGCGCCGATCAGCGAGCCCCGGCTCGACGCCGCCAGCGAGACCGCCTGGTATCTGGCGGCCAGCCCGAACCAGATCGACACCATCGAGTACGCCTATCTCGAGGGCCAGCAGGGCGCCTACATCGAGACCCGCAACGGCTTCGACGTCGACGGGGTCGAGATCAAGTGCCGCCTCGACTTCGGCGCCAAAGCCATCGACTGGCGCGGCCTCTACAAGAACCCGGGCGCATAACCAGCACCCCAACATGCTGAACCCTGACATGCGGGCGGTCCAATCGGGCCGCCCGTCGTCTTTCCACAAGGATCCCCGCCATGAAAAACTACGTCCAGCCCGGCAACACCATTACCCTGACCGCGCCCTATGCCGTCGCTTCCGGCGATGGCCTGCTTGTCGGCTCGATCTTCGGCATCGCCGCGGGCGCCGCCGCCCTTGGCGAGACCGTCGAGACCGCGCTCGTCGGCGTCTTCGACATCACCAAGGTCGGCTCGCAGGCCTGGACCGTGGGCGCCAAGGTCTATTGGGACGACACCAACAAGCGTTGCACCACGGTCGCGACCGACAACACTCTCATTGGCGTGGCCGTCGAGGCCGTGGCCAGCGGCGCGGGCGACACCATCGGTCGGGTGCGCCTGAACGCGACGTTCTGATGAGCGCCTTCGCCGCCGCCGTGGGCGCGCTCTTCGCCGATCCGAACATCGGCCGGGACGCGGTCTACATCGCCGACGGCGGCGCGCCTGTGCTGGTGCGTGCCGTCGCCCGGCGCGCGGACGCGATCACCGACTTCGGCGATGCCCGGCTCTGGTCCGAGACCACCCGGATCGACCTGCGCGTGGCCGAGGTGGCGAACCCACGCCCCGGCGACCGCATCGAGATCGACGGCGACGCCTTCCTGATCCAGGGCGAACCCGTCCGCGACCGCGAGCGGCTGGTCTGGACCGTCGATCTGAGGCCCGCGTGAAACTGAAACTCGAAATCGATCCCGACATCGTAGCCATGATGGCGGCGGAGGTCGCGGCCGGGGAGCGCGCCGTCACCGCCGCCATGCGCGAGGCTGGAACCGGGTTGAAGACCGCCTGGCGGTTGCAGATCACCGGCGCGGGGCTTGGCGCCCGGCTGGCCAACTCGATCCGGAGCCAGAACTTCCCGAGGTCGGGCGAAAGCCTGGACGCGGCAGCACTGGTCTGGTCGAAGGCCCCGGTCATCGTCGGCGCGCATGACACGGGGCCGCTGATCCGATCGAAGAACGGGTTCTGGCTGGCGATCCCGCTGCCAGCCGCAGGCAAGTCCCTGCGCGGCGGCCGGATCACCCCCGGCGAATGGGAACGCCGCCGCGGGCTGCGGCTGCGCTTCGTCTATCGCCGGACGGGCCCGAGCCTGCTGGTGGCCGAGGGACGGCTGAACACGAAGGGCCAGGCGGTGGTGTCGCGCTCGAAGACCGGCCGCGGCAAGGTCACCGCGCCGATCTTCCTGCTCGTGCCGCAGGTCAAGTTGCCGAAGCGGCTGGACTTGGCGCGGGATGCAGACCGGGCGCTGGACAGCGTGCCGGGGCTGATCGTGGCGAACTGGGTGGAGGGGCGGATCTAAACGAATGCATCATTGCAGTGCTGAAATTACCGCAAGGCCACCGAAACCAATGAGGATGATCCCGGACGCTTGAGAGACACGCTTCGAGAACCATGGCGGCAGTCTTCGACGCGCAATCGCGACACCCCCACTGAGAATGAACCACCACGCGAGGGAACCTGAGAAGACCCCAATTACGACAATGGACGCGGCGCCGAAGCTCGGGTCGCTGGCGAGCCCGAGGCCTGCGAAGAGCGCTGCGAAAGTCAGTATGGTCATTGGATTGGTCATCGTCAGCACGAATGTGGTTGCGACCGTGCCAACAAGATCGCCGCGAGCGGCGTTTGCGGCCGGTGAAGTTTCCAGAGGTCGCAGATTTCGCCAGCCCAGCCAGAGCATGAAGAGCCCGCCGCCGATGCGCAAAGGTGTGTCTACCAAGCCGAGAAACGCAGCGAAGGTAGCAAATCCAAACGCAGCAAGGCCCGCGAAAAGTGCGTCAGCTACAGCCGTCCCGAGGCCGCCCGACACACCGAACCAGAAGCCGCGGTCGAGCGTGCGAGAGATGCAGAGCGCACCAATCGGGCCTAGAGGCGCCGCAACAGCGACACCAAGAAGCAGACTTTTTCCGAAGAGAGCGGGGTCCATGTCACTTGAATTCCTTGGGTATGTATGGAGGCTCGACTACAGTCGAGAGCGCGATCACTGTTTCGCTCCGAGCAATGAGACCGGCCTCCTTGAAATGCGTGAGAACGTCCTCGAGGTCGGTAAGGCCCTTCACTTGTACCTTGAGCAGATACGACCAAGCTCCCGTCACGTGATGGCATTCCGTGACGGACGGGTGTCCCCTCACAAAGGTTCGGAATGACGTCTCGTCGGCACCTTCCTTCAGCGCCGCCCAGATGTAAGCTGCTACTGGGGTCGCCAACTTTTCAGGGTCAAGGTCAACGGTAAAGCGTCTGATGACTCCGTCGGCCACCAGCTTGCGGATACGCTCGTTGACTGAAGATGGTGCGAGCGAAGCGGCACTACCTATATCCGCGAGCGATCGACGAGCGTCCTCGGCAAGCAGTTGCAGGATTTTTCGGTCGGTGTTGTCCATGGCCTTCATTCATACGGTATATTGCGTTGTTAGGCAATGAATCGTGCGGTAAATACAAAAATTGACCGAAAAAATGACTAGTCATGAGCCAGGGTGGCCGAAGGATCCAATGCCCACCCCCCGCGAAATCATCCTCGCCGCGCTGCACGCGCGGCTCTCGGCGCTTCCCGCCACCGCGCTGCGGGGCGACGTGCTGCCCGAGCGCGTGCCGGCGGAAGGCCTGCTGATCATGCGCGACGGCGAGCCGGGGGAGCCGGAAGTGACCCTGTCGCCGCTACGCTACCACTACCAGCACCGGGCCGAGATCGAGGCGGTGGTTCAGGGTTCCGACCGTGACGCCGCCTTCGACACGCTGACCGCCAGCGTCGGCTCGATGCTTGCCGCCGACCGCACGCTGGGCGGGCTCTGCGACTGGGTCGAGGCGGAAGCGCCGCGGCCGGTCGATCTGCCGGTCGAAGGCGCGGCGAGCCTGAAGGCGGCCGTCATCCCGGTGGTGCTGCACTATTCCACGGCCGACCCGCTGGCCTGACCCAACCGACCACAGGAGACGAACATGGCACGAGCCCAGGGGTCGCGGGCGCTGATGGCGCTTGCGTTCGAGACGACCTATGGAACGCCGCCCGTCAGCGGCTTCACCCGCATGCCTTTCGCCAGCACGTCGCTCGGCGCAGAGCAGCCGCTGCTGAACTCGGAGCTGCTGGGCTACGGCCGCGATCCGCTGGCGCCGATCAAGGACGCCGTCACGGCGGACGGCGATGTCGTCGTGCCGCTCGACGCCGAAGCCTTCGGCTTCTGGCTGAAGGCGGCGTTCGGCGCGCCCTCGACCACGGGCGCGGAGGCGCCGTACAGCCACGAGTTCCAGTCGGGGTCCTGGACGCTGCCCAGCATGTCCATCGAGACCGGCATGCCGGAGGTGCCGCGCTACGCGATGTATTCCGGCTGCGTTCTCGACCAGATCACCTGGCAGATGCAGCGCTCGGGCCTGCTGACCGCCACTGCGCGGCTGGTGGCGCAGGGTGAGACGGTGGGCACGACCACCAGCGCCGGAACGCCCGCCGCGCTGGAGCTGAAGCGCTTCGGACATTTCAACGGGGCGATCACCCGGAATGGGACGGCACTCGGCAACGTGGTCTCGGCCGAGATCACCTATGCCAACAACCTCGACCGGATCGAGACCATCCGGAGTGACGGCCGCATCGACGGGTCGGACCCGTCCATCGCGGCGTTGACCGGCCGGATCGAGGTGCGCTTCGCCGACCAGACGCTGGTGACGCAGGCCATCAACGGCGAGGCCTGCGAGATGGAATTCGCCTACGTCCTCCCCTCGGGCGAAAGCTTCACCTTCACCGTGCACGCCGTCTACCTGCCGCGCCCCCGGATCGAGATTTCCGGGCCGCAGGGCGTGCAGGCGACCTTCGACTGGCAAGCGGCGCGCGACAGCGTGGTCGGCCGGATGTGCACCGCAACCCTCGTGAACGATGTGGAGACCTACTGATGCTGACGCTCGACCTGACCAACGCCCCGCGCTGGCATGACCTCGCTCCCGGCGTCCGGGTGCAGCTGCTCCCGCTGACCACGGCGCTGATGGTGGCGACGCGCAGCGACCCGGCCGTCGAGGCGGTGCCCGAGGAGGCTTCCGACGAAGAGCGGGCCGTCGCTTTCGCCAAGGCGCTTGCGCGGCGGGCGGTGCTCCGCTGGGACGGCATCGGCGACGCCGACGGCAACTCCATCGACCCGAGCCCCGAGGCCATCGACGCGCTGCTCGACATCTGGCCGATCTTCGAGGCGTTCCAGTTGACCTACGTCTCGAAAGGCCTGCTCCTGGAACAGGAAAAAAACGCCTCCGCGCTCTCGCCGAATGGTCCTTCGGCGGGGGCGAGCGCTACTGCCAAGCCTGCACGCAAGCCTGCCCGGACTGCCCGGCGCGGCTGAACCGCCCGGAAACGCCGGAGGGTTGGCAGGTCTGGGACCTGGTCGGCCGTCTCGGCGGCCAGCTCCGCGTGCTGCCGGGCGCGGTGATCGGCTGGGACATGTCCGCCGCGCTGGCGCTCGGTGACGCCCTCGGCGTGCCGCCGCTCGCCATGGCCGAACTGCTGCCCGTCATCGAAGCGGTGATGGTCGCCAAGCTCAACGAACAGATGGAACGTCCCGATGGCTGAAAAGCGTGTGTCCGTCCGCCTCGCCGCGGTCGGCGGGCGGCAGGTGCGCGCCGAGCTCGAAGGCGTGGGAGAAGCGGGATCGCGCGGCTTCGGACGGCTGAGCCGGGAGATGGAGGCTGCGAACGCCCGGCTGGCGGCCTTCTCGCGGCGGGTCCGGGTCGCGGCGGCCGCCGCCGTGGCCGCCGCTGCCGCCGCTGGCGTGGCGATGATCCGCTCTGGCCTGCAGACGGTCGATGCGCAGGCCAAGCTCGCGCAATCGCTCGGCACCACCGTTGCCTCGATCCAGACGCTCGAGCGGGCGGGAGAGCTGGCGGGCGTGTCGATGTCCGGCATCGAGCAGGCGACCAAGGATCTGACGCGTCGGCTCAGCCAGGCGGCCGCCGGGACCGGCCCCGCCGCCGATGCGCTGGACCGGCTGGGCCTTTCCGCCAACGAGCTGATCGCCCTGCCGCTGGACCAGCGCGTCGGCGCCATCAACGCCGCCATCGAAAGCTTCGTGCCCGCCGCAGAACGCGCGGCTGTCGCAGGCCAGCTTTTTGGCGAGGAAGGCTCCATCGCCATGTCGCGGATCGACACCGCGACGCTGCGCCAGGCGACGGAAGACGTCCTCGCCTTCGGTGTCGTCGTTTCCGAACAGGATGCCGACCAGATCGAGCGCACGAACGATGCCATCTCCCGGCTCGGACTGATCTGGCGCGGTCTGTCGAACCAGCTCGCCGTCGCCGCAGCGCCTGCGCTCGAGGCCGTCGCCAACGCCATGGCTGCGGTCGCGAGCCGCACGGGTCCGCTCGGCATCGCGATCCGCGGGCTCTTCGACAACATCGGCCGCCTGACCACCTATGCCGCCACCTTCGCCGCGTTCCTCGCGGGACGTTGGGTCGCCGGCATGGCCGCTGCCGCGCTCTCGGTCCGTGGCCTCGCCACAGCGCTCGTCCTTCTGCGCGGCGCATTGATCCGCACCGGCATCGGGGCGCTGATCGTCGGCGCGGGCGAGCTCGTCTACCAGTTCACCCGTCTCGTCTCCGGCGCGGGCGGCTTCGGCGAGGCGATGTCGCTCCTGAAGGACCTCGCGGTCGAGGTCTGGGAGCGGATCAGGATGGGCGCCGCTGCGGCGGGCGCGGCCGCCACGGCGATGTTCTTCGACCTGAAGGCCGACGCCGCGTCGGGCATGCAGAGCGCCATTGAGAGTGTCGTCGGATTCGGCAACACCGCGGCGAACACCTTCGAAGGCGCCTACGAGGCGATCAAGGCGATCTGGGGTCTGCTGCCCGCCGCCATCGGCGATCTGGCGTTCCAGGCGGCCAACAGCCTCGTCGACGGCGTCGAGGCGATGCTGAACGGCGTGGTCTCGCGCATCAACGGCTTCATCGGCGGCATCAACCAGGGGCTGGAAGCGCTCGGGTCTGAGCGCCGCATCTCGCTGGTACCCGACCTCGACCTCGGCGAGATCGAGAACCGTTTCGAGGGCGCGGCGACGGCGGCGACCACCGCAGCTCAGACGGCCTTCGACCGGGCCTTCGAGGACAATCCACTCACCGCGCCCGATCTCGGCCTGACCGAGGCGGCGAACCGCGCGCTCGAGTCCGCGAACCTCTATCGCGGGGCCGCGCGCGATCTGGCCGAGGGGGCACGTGCGCCCCTCGAAAGTTGGCAGGCGCTCCGCGACGCGGTGCGCGGCACCGACGAGGCCAGTGCCGATGCGCTGACCGAGGCCGCCGGCGCGGCCGACCGGCTGGAGACGGCGCTTGGCGATGCTGGGCGCGCCGCCACGGGTGCCGGCGCAGCGGCCGGTACTGCCGCCGCTGCGGCAGAGCCCGCGGCCGAAGCAGCCGTCACCGGCTGGCAGGCGGTCACGGCGGCGCTGTCGGATTACGCCAGCAAGGCCCGCGACATCGGTGGCGACATCGGCCAGAGCCTCGTCGGCGCCTTCCAGTCGGCCGAAAATGCCGTCGGCCAGTTTGTGAAGACCGGCAAGCTGAACTTCCGCGATCTGGTCACCTCGCTGCTCGCCGATCTCGCCCAGCTGGCGGCGCGGCGGTTCATCCTCGGGCCGATCGCCAATGCGCTCTCCGGTGTGTTCTCCGGGGCGGGCGGGATCTTCGCCAGCGTCCTGCACGCGGGCGGGATGGTCGGATCGGCCGGACCCTCGCGCATGGTCCCGGCCATGGCCTTCGCAGCTGCACCCCGGATGCATTCGGGCGGTATGGCTGGCCTCCGCCATGACGAGGTGCCCGCGATCCTGCAGCGCGGCGAACGGGTTCTGTCGCGACGCGAGGCGCAAAACTACGGCACCGGCGGCGGCGTCAACGTCACCATCATGGCACGCGACGCCGAGAGCTTCCGGCAGTCGCGCACGCAGGTCGCGGCGGACATCGCCCGCGCGGTCTCGCTCGGGCGGAGAGGCATGTGATGGCGTTTCACGAGGTCCGGTTTCCAGACAACATCAGCCGTGGCGCGCGGGGCGGGCCGGAACGGCGCACGCAGATCGTCGAGCTCGCCTCGGGCGACGAGGAACGCAACGCCAGCTGGTCCAACTCGCGCCGCCGCTATGACGTCGCCTACGGCATCCGCCGCGCGGACGATCTGGCCGCCGTCGTCGCCTTCTTCGAGGCGCGCAACGGCCGCCTCCATGGCTTCCGCTTCAAGGATTGGGGCGACCACAAGTCCTGCCTTCCTTCGGGCACGCCGTCGCCGACCGATCAGTCGATCGGCACAGGCGACGGCACGACGACCGCCTTCCAGCTGGTGAAGCGCTACGCCTCCGGCGCCCAGTCCTGGACGCGCGCCATCGCCAAGCCGGTCGCCGGGACCGTGCGCATCGCGCTGTCGGGCGTCGAGCAGCCCTCCGGCTGGTCGGTCGACACCGCCACTGGCGTCGTCACCTACACCAGCGCGCCGGGCGCTGGCGTCGCGATCACCGCGGGGTTCGAGTTCGACGTGCCGGTGCGCTTCGACACCGACGTGCTCGATGTAACGCTCGACCTCGAGCGGCTCGGCTCGATTACCTCCATTCCGCTGCTGGAACTGCGCAGATGAAGACTCTCGCTCCCGCCCTGCAGGCCCATCTCGACGAGGGCACGACGACGCTCGCCTGGTGCTGGCGGATCGCCCGGGCCGATGGCGTCACCTTCGGCTTCACCGATCACGACCGGACGCTTTCCTTCGACGGCACGGACTTTGAGCCGGAGAGCGGGCTCACGGCGTCCGAGGTCCGTTCGGGCTCGGACCTGTCCGTCGATGCACAGGACGCCGAGGGTGTGCTGACCTCGGATCGCATCACCGAGACCGACATCCTGGATGGGCGCTGGGACAACGCCGAGGTCGAGGTCTGGCGGGTGAACTGGGCCGACACGAGCCAGCGCGTGCTGATGCGGCGAGGCGCCATCGGTCAGATCCGGCGCGGGCGGCTCGCCTTCGTCGCCGAGGTGCGCTCGCTCGCGCATGTGCTCGGCCAGACGGTGGGGCGGACGTTTCAGGCGACCTGTGACGCCGCGCTCGGCGATGCGCGCTGCGGCGTCGATCTGGAGGATCCCGCCTTCAAGGGCACGGGCGCCGTCATCGATCTCCTGCGCGACCGGGCCTTCACCGCGTCGGGGCTCTCTGAGTTCGAGGCCGGCTGGTTCACCTTCGGCACGCTGAACTGGACGAGCGGCGCGAACGCGGGGCGGCGCACCGAGGTTTTGGGCCATGACGTGACGGACGGCATCGCCGTGCTGACCCTGCTCGAGGCGCCAGTGCGTGCGATCGCCGAGGGCGACGCATTCACTATGCGCGCGGGCTGCGACAAGCGGATGGAGACCTGCGGGGCGAAGTTCGCCAACACCGCCAACTTCCGCGGTTTCCCGCATATCCCCGGCCAGGACGCCGTGCTGCGCTACGCCACGAAGGATGGCGGGCACGAGGGCGGAGTGCTGTGACGCAACCCCTCGCATTGGCCGACCCCGCGCGCGTCATCACCATCGCGCGCGCGTGGCTCGGGACGCCGTACCACGACCAGGCCAGCCTGCGCGGCGTCGGCTGCGACTGCCTCGGGCTAGCGCGGGGCATCTGGCGCGATGTCGTCGGCCCCGAGCCTTTCCCGATCCCGCCCTACAGCCGCGACTGGGGCGAGACCGGTCCGCGCGAGGTGTTGGCCGAGGGCGCGCGCGCCATGATGATCGAGGTTCTGCCGACAGAGGCTGGTCCCGGCGCGCTGGTCCTCTTCCGCATGAAGCCGCGCGCCATCTCGAAGCATGTCGGGATCCTGACCGGGCCCGACACCTTCCTCCATGCCTACGAGCGGCTCGGCGTGATCGAGGAACCGCTCACCCCATCCTGGCGGAGGCGCATCGCCTTCGCCTTCCTCTTCCCGCAACGCTGAGACCCCGACATGGCCACCCTCGTCCTTGGTGCCGCTGGCGCCGCCATTGGCGGCAGCATCGGCGGCGCGATCCTCGGCGTCAGCGCCGCGACCATCGGTGGCTTCATCGGCTCCAGCATCGGCTCTATCGTCGACAGCTGGATCATCTCGTCGCTGGCGCCCACGCAGCGCATCGAGGGCGCGCGGCTCGACACGCTGCACATCACCTCGGCCACCGAGGGCGCGGTGATCCCGCGGCTCTACGGCCGGATGCGGATGGGCGGCAACATCATCTGGGCCACGGATTTTCGCGAGGAGACGAAGACCACCACCCAAGGCGGCGGCAAGGGCGGCGGAGGCGGCAAGGTCAAGACCACCGAGTATCTCTACTACGCCAGCTTCGCGGTCGCATTGTGCGAGGGCCCGATCACCGGGATCGGGCGCGTCTGGGCGGACGGCAAGCCGATGGACCTCTCCGGCGTCACCTGGCGCTGGTATCCGGGTGACGAGGCGCAGACGGCGGACCCGTTTATCGCGGCCAGGATGGGCGCTGCCAGCACGCCCGCCTATCGGGGCACGGCCTATGTGGTCTTCGAGGAGTTGGCGCTCTCGACCTATGGCAACCGGCTGCCGCAGCTTTCCTTCGAGGTGTTCCGCCCGCTCGCCGACCCCGACACGGCCGAGGGACTCACCCGCGCCGTCACCATGATCCCGGCCTCGGGCGAGTTCACCTACGCGACACAGGCCATCCGCAAGACCGATGGCGGCGCAACGGTGCCCGAGAACCTGAACGCGCTGGCCGACTCCACCGACATGGTCGAAGCGCTCGACCGGCTGCAGGCCATGGCCCCGGCGGTCGAGAGCGTCAGCCTCGTGGTGGCGTGGTTCGGCGACGACCTGCGCGCGGGGTCCTGCAAGGTGCGGCCGGGCGTCGAGGTGTCGGCCAAGTCGACCACGCCCGCCAGTTGGTCGGTGAACGGCGTCAGCCGGGCCAATGCCTTCCTCGTCAGCCGCGACGACCAGGACCGCCCGGTCTATGGCGGCACGCCGTCCGACTTCGCGGTGGTGCAGGCGATACAGGAGATGAAGGCGCGCGGGCTGCGGGTGACCTTCTATCCCTTCATCCTGATGGACGTGCCGCCCGGCAACACCCTGCCAAACCCGTATTCCGACAACGCCGTTGCATCGGGCCAGCCTGCATTCCCCTGGCGTGGCCGGATCACCTGTTCGCCTGCCGCAGGCTTCGCGGGGACGGTGGACAAGACCGCCACGGCAGCAAGCCAAGTCTCGGCGCTGTTCGGCGCGGCCACGCCCGCGAGCTTCAGCGTTTCGGGGCAGTCGGTTTCGTGGAGCGGCGCGCCCGGCGACTGGGGGCTGCGCCGCATGGTGTTGCACTACGCCCATCTCTGCGCCGCCGCAGGCGGGGTCGACGCCTTCCTGATCGGCACCGAGATGCCGGGGCTGACCACGATCCGCTCGGGCGCCAGCACCTATCCGGCGGTACAAGCCTATCGGGACCTGCTCGCGGATGTGCGGTCGATCCTCGGGTCCGGGACGAAGATCGGCTACGCCGCCGACTGGTCGGAGTATTTCGGGCACCAGCCCGGCGACGGCAGCGGCGACGTTTTCTTCCACCTCGATCCGCTCTGGGCCGATCCCGAGATCGATTTCGTCGGCATCGACAACTACATGCCGCTCTCCGACTGGCGGGACGGGTTCGAGCATGCGGACGCGGCCGAGGGCTGGCCCGCGATCTACGACCGCGCCTACCTGCAGGGGAACATCGCGGGCCGCGAAGGCTTCGACTGGTTCTATGCCAGCGCGGCGGACCGCGCCGCACAGATCCGCACCCCGATCACGGATGGTGCGGCCAGCAAGCCGTGGGTCTTCCGATACAAGGATCTGCGCGCCTGGTGGTCGAGCGCGCATTACGACCGCCCCGGTGGCGTGGAGAGCGGGACGGCGACGGCATGGACGCCGCAGTCCAAGCCGATCTGGTTCACCGAGCTCGGCTGTCCCGCCATCGACCGTGGCACGAACCAGCCCAATGTCTTCTTCGACCCGAAGTCCTCGGAAAGCTTCACGCCGCATTTCTCGCGGGGCTGGCGCGACGACGCCATCCAGCGCGCCTATCTGGAGGCGACGTACCTCTGGTGGGGCGAGGCCGCGAACAACCCGGTGTCCTCGGTCTACGGCGGTCGGATGGTGCATGTGCCGGAATGCGCCGCCTGGACCTGGGACGCGCGGCCATATCCGTTCTTCCCGGCGCTGACCGATGTCTGGACGGACGGGGCGAACTGGCGGCTCGGCCACTGGCTGACCGGACGGCTTGGCGCGGTGTCGCTGGCCGCACTGGTCCGGCATCTCTGCCTGCGCGCCGGGCTGCCCGAGGATCGCATCGACGTTGCCGGCCTCTGGGGCGCGGTCGAGGGCTACGCCATCACCGCGCTCGAAAGCCCGCGCGCCTCGATCACCACGCTCGCCCGCCACTTCGGCTTCGACGCGGTGGAAACCGAAGGGGTAATCCGCTTCGTGATGCGCGGCCGGGCCTCCGTCACCACCCTCGCGTCCGACGATCTGGCCGCCCCCCGCGAGGGCGACCTGCTGGAACTCATCCGCGGCCAGGAGACCGAGCTGCCGCAGGCGCTCAAGTGGCAGATCGCCCGCGCCGACGAAGATTACGACGCGGCCCTCGTCGAGGCGCGGCGCATCACCGTGGACACGACGCGGATCGCCTCAGAGTCCTTCCCGATGGCGGTCCCGCCCGAGGAAGCCGAACGCCGCTGCCGCCGCGCCCTGATGGAGGCGTGGGTCGGCCGCGAGACGGCGGCGTTCCGTCTGCCGCCCTCGCGGCTCGCGCTCGATCCGGCGGACCCGATCCGGCTCGCCCATGACGGGCGGCTGGTCGACCTGCGGCTCGTCTCCATCGCCGACGCGGAGGCGCGCGGCATCGAGGCGGTCCGCCAGGATCGCGCGACCTACGACCTGCCGCCCGGCGATCCCCGCGCGGCGTCGCTGACGCGCGCCGTGGTGTTCGGCGCGCCGGATGCCGTGCTGATGGATCTGCCGCAACTGACCGAGGACCAGCCCGCGCATCGTCCCCTTATTGCGGCGCACGCGGTTCCCTGGCCCGGCGAGATGGCAGTGTTCCGCAGCCCCTCCACGGATGGCTTCGAGCTGCTGACCACGTTCGGCAGCCGCGCCCGGATCGGGGCGCTGGTCTCGGACCTCTACGCGGGCCCCACCTCGCGCTTCGATCTCGGCAATGCGCTGGTGGTCGAACTGCTCACCGGCACGCTGGAAAGCGTCACCGACCTGACCCTGTTCGGCGGGGCCAATGCGCTCGCCATCGAGAGTGCGCCGGGCGTCTGGGAGATCGTGCAGGCGGGTGCGGCGGAACTGCTAGCACCGGGTCGGTATCAGCTCACCCGGCTCCTTCGCGGCCAGCGCGGCACCGAGGGCGCCATGGGCAACCCGGCTCCGGCAGGCGCGCGGGTCGTCGTGCTGGATACCGCGCTGGCGTCATTGCCGATTGCCGAGGCCGATCTCGGCATCCCGTGGAACTGGCGCATCGGTCCCGCAAGCCGCCCGGTCAGCGACGAGACCTATGTGGCGCAGACCTTCGCGCCCGAGGGCGTCGGGCTGCGGCCGTTTTCTGTCGTCCATGTCGAACAGCCGTGGCGCATGCCGCGTGCGCCCGGCGACCTGACGATCCGCTGGACACGCCGGTCCCGAGCCCTCGCGGCCGACAGCTGGGGCGGGCTTGAGGTGCCTCTCACCGAGGAACTGGAAGCCTACGAGGTGGAGATCCTCGACGGCGCTGCCGTGAAGCGGGTGCTGAGCACGACCACGACCAGCGCGCTCTACACCACCGCCCAGCAGACCGCCGATTGGGGCGCGCCACTCGCCCCCGGCGACAGCCTCGCCGTCCGCATCTTCCAGCTCTCCGCCCTCGTCGGGCGGGGCGCGCCCAAGACCGTCACGCTCTTGTTCTGAAAGCCATCCCATGTCCGAGGCCACGACCCATCTCCTGCTGCCCTACATCCTCGCGGCGCAGGCCCAGAAGCACGTCACCCACAACGAGGCGCTGCGGCTGCTCGACGGGCTCGTCCAGCTCTCCGTTCTCGACAGGGACCTGACCGCGCCGCCCGGCAGCCCCGTTGATGGCGACCGGCACATCGTCGCCTCAGGCGCCGCCGGCGATTGGGCGGGCTGGGACCTGAACGTCGCGCTCTGGACCGACGGCGCGTGGCTGCGCCTGCCGCCCCGGACGGGGTGGCGCGCATGGGTCGAGGACGAAGGTTTGCTGCTCGTCTACGACGGCGCGGACTGGATCGGGACCACTCCGACCGCCTTGCAGAACATGGCGCTGCTCGGCGTCGGCACCACGGCCGATGCCGCAAACCCGTTCTCGGCCAAACTCAACGCCGCGCTCTGGACGGCGAAGACCGTGGCCGAGGGCGGGACCGGCGATCTGTTCTACACCATGAACAAGGAGGCCGCTGGCGACGATCTCGGGCTGACCCTGCAGACGGGCTTCGTGACAAAGGCGCTGGTCGGCCTGTTCGGGTCCGACAAGTTCCGCCTCGCGGTCTCCGCCGACGGCGGCACCTTCTTCGACGGGCTGAGCGTCGACAACGCCACCGGCATCGTCGACCAGCCCCGGCTGCCCCGGTTCAAGGCGTACACCAACTACGACAACTATGTCGGCGTCGGGACCTGGACGAAGATCGGCCTCAACAACACCGACTACAACGACCAGGGGGCCTTCGACGCCGCGAACAACCGGTTCGTGGCCCCGGTCGACGGCACCTACCTTTTCGGCGCGACGCTGCTCTACAAGATCAACGCCAGCGCCACGGCCCGTATGCGTGGGCGGCTCGTGCTGAACGGCACGACCGAAATCCGCGGCTCCGTCGGCGAAATCTCCGCCACCCACGTCTCGCTCGCCACCGCGATCTGGCTGCAGACCCTTGTGCCGCTCACCGCGGGCGATACCGTCGAGCTGCAGGGGTATTTCCGGGTCGCGGACGGCTACTTCGCGGCTGACCACACGTCCTTCTGGGGCTGCAAGATCGGCTGAGCGGCGGAAGGAGGAACCTATGAACCCACCCCGATCCGAAGGCTACGTGCGCATGCCCGACGCCGAGTTCGAGGCGATCCTGACGCGGGCCGCCGAGGAAGGTGCGAAGCGCGCGCTCGCCGATGTCGGCCTCGACGGCGACGAAGCCGCGCTCGACATCCGCGATCTGCGCTCCTTGGTGGACTGCATCCGGCTGGTGCGCCGCACCGCCATGCAGACGGCCGTCCGCATGATCACCACCGGCGTGATGCTGGCGCTGCTCGCGGGCATCGCGATCAAGCTGAAGATCTTCGGCGGCAGCCCGTAGTCGCGCCCCATCCCCATTCATCAGCCCGCAATGACCCGCCTTGAAGGCGGGTTTTTCGTTTCGGAGGAACCTCATGACTACCACCTTCTACGACCACTGGCGCGACTTGCCTGAGAGCACCTGGCGCTGGCCGAATCTCAGCCCGGCCGAGATCGCCTGCCGGGGCACCGGCAAGCTGCTGATCAACGAACCCGCGCTCGACAAGCTGCAGGCGCTACGCGACCGGCTGGGCAAGCCGCTGATCGTTCGCTCGGCCTATCGCAGCCCCGAGCACAACCGTGCCGTCGGCGGCGCGACCCGATCGAAGCATCTCGACGGCGCCGCCTTCGACATCGCCATGGCGAACCACGACCCGGTGGCGTTCGAGGCCGCGGCGCGCGAGGTCGGATTCTTCGGCTTCGGCTTCTATCCGCGCTCGGGCTTTATGCACGTCGACCTCGGCCCCGCACGGCAGTGGGGCGACCGCTTCCCGGTCCGGGCGACGGCATTTGCAGCCGAAACGCCGCCCGCGCGCGAAGTGCTGGCCGAGAGCCGCACCATGAAAGGCGGCGGCGCGGCCGGAGTTGCGACACTGGGCGCGGCAAGCGTCGAGGTGGCGCATAGCGTTCTGGCCGAGACCCAATCCGCCATCCTGCCGCTCGTCCCGTACCTCGATACGCTCCGCTGGGTGTTCATCGCGGTGGCTCTCGGCGGGATCGCGGTTACGATCTATGCGCGTCTGGATGACTGGCGCCGGGGGCGGCGATGATCGGCTGGCTCCTCACCGGGATTGCCACGAGCCCTTGGATGCGGGTGGCGCTGCGCTACGGCACCATCGTACTCGCCGTGCTCCTGTTCCTGCTTTCGCTTCGGCGGTCCGGCGAGCGAGCGGGCCGCCTCGCCGAACGCCTTGAAACCACGGAGAAGGCCAATGACGTCCAACGCCGGATGCTGGAGGCGGCAGCTCGCCGCCCTCGCGATCGCAACGAGCTTGCTCAGCGGCTGCGCGACGGACGGTTCTGAGCCCGGCATCGCGACCGCCTGTCCGCCCGTGGTGGAGTACACCCGCGAGCTCCAGGCCCGCGCAGCCGACGAGCTTGATCTGTTGCCGGAGGGGTCGGCTATCGCCGAAATGCTCGCCGACTACAGCGTCATGCGGACCCAAGTGCGAAGTTGCGGAGTGTGA